GTCCAAACATTTCACAACCAACGCATGGATTGGTTAACCATAAAAGAACGGTTGTGAAATGATATACAACTTTGGACATACACCATTGAAACTTGCGGCCCGAGTAAAAATCCGAATACCTAAGCAAGATGCGAACATCTTACATAGGTTCGTATATAAAACCTCGTTTACAAGAAACATAAATGTAAGATGCTAAGCATCTCGTCCAGGTATGGGACAAAGCGTTCCACGCCCCCCTTCGACCGCCGAAGAGTATCCTATCCCCAAATAAGGGATTCTTACGTATATGTTAAGTACATATAAAACTATTTATAAATAATATGAAATTCAGATGATCCGACCCCATGAATCATCTACGCTCCAAGTGGGTCCTCATACGAATAAAGTATTGGAGCACCTACGAACATACCCAACTGAAAGTCCTCACCAACACTAACAAAAGCGTCGAGACGCTTATCCATGCTAGTGGATCCAGCAATGTCCAAGGTGACATTATGGGACAATTCAGTGGCATTATACAGTTCTTTCAATCTACCTGGCACAAAACGTTGACCATGCGTATAGAAAGTAGTTTCATATTCAAGACAAGGATTCACTGCCACAGGAGTGGTATGTGTACCAGAAATGCCGTTTCGCCCAATCTTTTGTAGAGCAAATCGATTAATTGATGTTTTTGAGTTTGATAAACTTGTCTTAATTTCATTATTTCCAGTACCTCCAGGATCGTTTCGTGTAACAGATAAGATGGCATGATGAATAAAACCAGGACTAAAGTGTATGATTTTCCGTCTCATGGAACCACGTCTACAAGCAAACGCTGGAGTCAAATAGTTAACTAACAACATAGAACAAAAATTATATGGGGTATCTACATTGGCAGAATTCTTTGCTAAATCTTGCCCACCAGGCTCCCAACCGCGAGAAAAGGGAAAATCTGTAATGTTATAAGTTATCAACTTAACACTATCTCCACCCGCTCCCGGAAAATATGAATTATGATATTGGTATCTCCTTAGCACTTCGCGAAAGGACTTAACTCTCTCTCCTTGGTATACTAAGTATTGATTATCATCCTTAATATAATCTCCAGCACCAAAGGTCTTAACTTCTTCAGCACAACAAGGTGCGTTGGATGTATCCATCGATGTGGCCAAAGCGGGGGCAATATCCGCTTGCGGTTGGAACAATGATAACTTCACTAAATTCTTTTGCGTAGGAGAAGATACAGCGAAATCGTCACCAGCAGCCACCCAAATTTGGACTTTAACATCCGCAGCAGTAATGGATGGGGTTGCTAATTCATTAACCACATATACTGTAATAGTCCCATTAGAATATAAACCATCCGGGGCTACTGGAGTTGCTACATTAAAAATAGAAGCTGTTGCTGCTTCTCCTATACCCCGAACAAATTGCCATGCACGGGGTTCTGCCCATTTAACCTCGTATTCAAAATCCCTATTCTCTGCTATATCAATAGTAGTAGAATACGTTTGATTAAACGGAGGTGCTCCCCCTACTATCTGTTTTGGATTGAACACAACTCTCAACCTACCCCTATGGTATTCTGAACAAATAACATTAAAACGAAATTTTATAGATCCTTGCCAGAAATCAAAAGGGGTGGCCGCATATGCTAAAGCTGTTGAATGAATCTCAGTACCTGTTCCTGTACTTAATGCTTGAACATAGCTAGGCTCCACTTTAAATGAGGCTAACATAGTATCGGTAACAGCAGCCTCCGGCCAATCAAATTGTCGCCAAAAAGACATTCTGTTAGCAATGGATGCTACGGTCATTTCATCTTCCCCACCGAGTCCCATGACCCTCGTATCGACAGTAAGTTCATTCTTTGAATCTAATGATAATTTAACCAGATTCTCAGCAACGTCAGAATTAGCCATATTTCCCATATATCTAGGGGTAACAACTCTAGGATCCTCCATCGAATTAGGTCGCGAATATCCTAATAGCCGAGCCAAATCTGATACACCCTGGGCAACTAAACTGGTCGCCTTAGCGTAGGGAGCCATCACTGGTACCATGGCCATACTACTGGCCATCTTAGCGACAGCACTGGCTGGCTTACTAACAAGACCGTTTGGTGAAAACTCGCCAGAAGATGAAGTGTTATCAGATTTAAAAGTTATTTTATTGGACTTAGATCTAGCCTGCTTGTCATATGGCTTAGGAAATCCAAATTCATCCAACTCCCCCTGTTCTACGCCGGCCTGAGCCGCAGCTGTGGTGGGAATAGCGAGAGTAAGGTTTTCGGCCCATGCAAAAATTACAACACTTATCGGATCAGATCCACCATTAGCGTGCTGAAGAATATCAAAGTCGTGAATAGTGATTCGTCCGAGATGATCTGCCCAATCAGGTTCCGTTATATCTACATAATTTTCGGGCCAAATAAAGGGCAAAGTCATCTCCCCACCTTGTGAAGTAGTCGGATCTATTAAAATATGTGGCTTTTGCGATGCTTGGACCAAATCCTGTTGGAAAAAAGCACGATTCAACGTGACCTGATCACGTGATACATACGGATTGTAAGACATTAGTGCGCGTCCATAATAAAAGGAGTTGCCATTAATTAATACCTTAATCTTCAAATTACATCGGAGATTACGATAACGATTAATCTTATCAAGCACATCAGAATTACTAAAGAAATCCGCCCAAGGGTTAAAGACTTGAAAAAGTCTCGAACCTCCCGGAGTCCATTGAAACTGTTGGATTTTGACGGGGCGGGAAAGGAATGATCCCAATCCCGCATCTTGATAGCCGGCAAGCTGCGTAGTTTCGTCGTTGGAAGCTTTGATATCATACGACCACGGTTCATCGCCATCAATGAAATGAACATTCTGAGACGTAGTAAGCGGAGCTTCCTTTGAAATTTCCGCGCCAACGACCTCAGAGGTTGAATTATTTTGTTTATTAGTTTCCTCCATT